CAGATCCCCGTGGCCCTCTCGCGCAGTTACGGCGGCGTTTCTAGCGGTCTGGCTGCGCAAAGTTATCGGTTTCGGCTGGGTTCTGAGTCCCACTTGGCTTGCAGCTAACTTCGGTCTGCAATCCGTGCGTTCAATGCAAAAAGGCCGCTTACTGCTGCTCTCGGTAGCTGAACCCAAGTCTTGCAACAAGGGTCGAGAGCATGAGTAAACGGCCTTCCATAACATTGTCAGCTACGACAACAAAACCATGGTAACATACTTTTACGGCTATGTCCATGGTCGTGTCTCCTGGTTGTTTAGGTCTTCCCCCGGCTCCCCTAGTCGGGGTTTTTTTTGAGCCATTTACTGAATGCCTGCGTATCAGCCAGTAGCTTGATGGACCTGATCTGCAACTCCAGTGCCGTGCGCTCTGCCACTTCCCGCTTCACCTGAAGCTTCACTGACTGAGGTATTGATTCGATCATCTCGTTCACGATCGCCTTGCGTATACGTGGATCCATGGGTCATCCTCATTGTTGCTATTGCTACCTCAAACGATACCTGCATCCAATCATTTTCATCAAATGGTCCTTGCCCGCCCCACACCACCAGAAAAACACTGATCGGTAGATACACATCCCAGTACCTGGCATGATTCCTTCGATGGAATAGGATCGGCATCAGACCATCCTTCCACGCACTATTCAATGCCTGCCGCTGCCATGCACGCCAGTCAGGATTCTCGGCCCGCTTTACCTCCACAGCCCAACCCCATACTTTCATATCATAGCCACCCGTGGCGGACTGTTCATAATTCAATTTGACTTGGAAATCCAGCGCCTGCGATATGAGCTTGGCTACTTCCAACTCCCCGCGCCGGCCCTTCTGTCTGCTATTGATTGCCATTGGTCGGATACCTCCTATATGTATTGCCATATGTTGTGAACATAGAGTACCATTCTTTCACTGGAGAGCACAATGAATGCCGAACAACTGATACCTGAACAGCGTGTTTTACTGGCTGCTATTAACGTGGCCATCTTTGACTCATGTAAGCAGCCCATCATAGCGGGTGACTTGCTTACCAAATCCAAGAAGCATAAGGATTACAAGCTTCATACAGATGCACGCACATCCTTTCAGTTCCTCTTTGGCGAAGGGCTGGAGAACTTCTGCAACTGGCTGCCGCTTGATCCGGGCTGGTTACGCAAGAAGCTTCTTGATTACATGTTTGACGATAGACCCAAGAAGCCTACCGCCAAGGACATTGTGGTTCGTGTGGACGATAAGCAGCGTAGGCATTTCCGTATCAATTACAAACTTTACAAACTGGAGAAAGAAGTATGTTGGACATCACTGGAAGAAGAAAGCCAAGAGCTACCCATCAAGCAGGTCATATCGCGCTTAGACCAGAAAGGCCGCGTATTGGAAGTCGATACGTCAGGCCGGCGCCTAAGTGGCAAACAGAAATCCCACCCGACCAACTCTGGATCCAAAACGTCTACCTCAATCAGCCCGTCTCAGAATGGACTTGGCACGGCCGATGGTCAGGCGCCCTCCGAGTGATCGTGCTCTTGGCCCTTGTGTTTATTTTCTACCATGCCGGCCGATGGGTACATGCCGGTATGCCCACGGGATATTGAGATGCTGGCATCAGAACTTATTCAGAAGCAGATCGATGCGCTTAAAGAAGTGATCGCCAAGTTAGAGCGACTCAAGGAAGACGTGGAGCCCATGAAGCTTGATGAGGCAGAGGAGCTATGGGATTCCATTGACATGGATACCTTGAAGAATGCTCACAACTTTGGTGACTTCATAGAGATAGTGAGGAAGGTATCTGCTTACTACAACATAGGAGTTAGGCGATGAGTGAAAACAAAAACGCAAAGACACCAGCAGATGGTGGGGGAGCGTTTCCTGTCGCACACTCGTACCTAATCCAACCAGGTATGTCCCTGCGCGACTACCTTGCAGCCAAGGCGATGCAAGCACTGGCGCAGGGGAATTATTTTGATGCAACCGCGAGGCAGGCTTACATGATTGCAGACGCCATGTTGAGGGAGAGGGAGAAATGAGCGATTCATACGATGATTACGAGTCAAAAATGCAACTTGCAGAACACGCATGGGAAAAACGTGTCGTGAAAACTGAACACGACCGTGCCGTCGAGTTAGGGAAAGCGTATGAGCGTGGCTGGAATGCAGCATTAGCGCAACAAGAGCCGGTGGCGTGGATATCAGAGGGCGGCGATGTGTCTCGTAGTAAACGGTATATGGATGAAATGGGATTTAAATGCAACCCTCTCTACACCGCACCACCAAAGCGAGAATGGGTTGGGCTGACTGATGAGGAGCGCCACAACATCAGGGAATGGCAGGAGATTCAAAAAGAGCTTGGGCCAGTGTGGGCGCCGATGATGCTGTATCTGTACCTCGCCATTGAGCAAGCCTTGAAGGAGAAGAATCATGGCTAAAACAAAATACGCATTCCCACATGACGTCGGTCACCTGCATGAACCAAACACAGCAGGCATGGAGCTCAGAGATTTTTTAGCCGCGGCTGTAATCACCGGCATCTTTGCAGGCAAGTGGGGGCAAGTACCAAGTCAAAAGCCTGAGGTCGCCTTTGCAGATATTGCATACCTTGTGGCGGACGAGATGCTTAAACGGAGGGAGCGATGAACCATGAGCGATGGTTATACGAAGCCATCCTTGCGGCGGAGGACGTTATGTTCTGGATTCACCGTTACCTTGAGGCGCCTAACCCAGAAGTACTGCAACTTTTGCTCGCGGCTATGGAGAAGTTTGAAGAGAGTAAGCCATGAACATCACTAACAAATACAACCTGCCCGATGTCCTGCTGCGCTTTGCACGCAACAAGAACTACTCCAAGGGAGATGCCAAGCTATCTGTCACTGAGCTTATTGATAGCCCGCGGGTCGTGGCACTCAAGCACAAGCACTTCGATGACATGGAACAAGACGTTAGCGATACCGTCTTCAGTCTATTCGGTACAGCCGTGCATCACATCCTCGATAAGTTTTCAGAAGAAGACGTAATCACCGAGCAGCGCTACTTCAAAGAGATCAACGGTTGGAAGATCTCCGGTGCGATCGACCGCCAGGTTGTCACGCCCCATGGTCGCATCATCGAGGACTGGAAAGTTACGAGCAGTTTTGCAGTCATGCAAGGTAAGATCGAATGGGAATACCAACTGAACTGCTACGCCTATCTTGCCCGTGCCCATGGCCATAACGTCGTGGGCCTGAAGATCAATGCGATCGTAAGAGACTGGGCTCGCAGGAACGTAGGCCGCCAAGCCGATTACCCAGAAGCACCGATCGTACAGATTGATGTACCCCTGTGGACCTTTGAAGAGCAAGAAGCTTTTATCAAAAGCCGTATCGCACTTCATGCCGCCACGGTCATGGATGATCCGCCACTTTGTACGCCAGACGAACGATGGGCCAAGCCTGAGACATGGGCCATCATGAAGCCGGGAGCCAAGCGAGCACTGAAGGTATTCCTGCTAGAGCAAGAAGCAAATGATGCAGTAAAGCCAGGACAGGAAGTCGTTCACCGCCCTGGGGCAAATACAAGATGTACAAGTTTTTGTGATGTAAGGCAGTACTGTGATTTCGGTAGACAACTAGGAGAAGCAATTGAAGCAGATAGCAACAGCATTGGTTAAGGCGCAAAAGGAATTTGGACCTGCGCTCAAGACCAGCACCAATCCTCATTTCAGGTCTAAGTACGCAGACCTTGCCGCGTGCGTCGAGGCGGTCATCGATGCGCTCAACAACAACGGTATCTACCTCATGCAGATGACGCATGAGACACCTGACGGCGCCATGGCAGAGACAGTGTTTCTCCATGAGAGCGGCGAGATGTTGTCAGCAGGGAAGCTATTCTTTCCAGCCAGCAAGCATGATGCTCAGGGCTATGCAAGCTCGCTTTCGTATGTGCGTCGGTACTCACTCATGGCAGCTTGCGGTATTGCACCAGAAGATGATGACGGTAACGCAGCATCTAAGCCTGCGCCCAAGCCCGCGCCAAAAGTAGAGACCAAGCCTGAGCCCAAGGTAGAAGCTAAGCCTGAACCAAAGCCGGTTCAAACGAATGAAGGCGTAGCTAACTTCGCCATGGGCATGTTCATCGAGTTCCTGCCCTCGGCTAAAACAGAGGCTGAACTAAACGCATTTTGGAAAGAAAACAAAGAAGCAGTAGCAAAGATCAAGGCCCACGATGAGTCGATGTACGTGGACCTATTAGGCAAGTTCAAAGCACGTAAGGATGAGATCAATGGAACGAAATAATTACCCTGACAACGGAAATCTTTTTTCACCAAAATTTAAGTCAGATCGAAGCCCTGACTTCAGCGGCAACGTACCCCTGTCGCCAGCGATATGTGCGTACATCATGAAAAAAGTTAAAGATGGTGAAACGCCACTTATACAAGTTTCTATATGGGAAAAGCATGGCCCATCCGCTGGTAAATTCTACGGAGCAAATATCAAGGAAGGTTGGGTTAGGGACGCCCAGCCCAAGCCAGAAGAGGATGATCTTTCGGACGTACCTTTCTGATCATGAAGAAGATCAGAAGGCGGCGGCCAATAAAGCGCAAGAGCTACAGACTCACCGACCAGGATAAAGAACAATTAACCATCATGTATTACGAGGGATACCATCCCATCGAAATGGCAGAGGCTTTGAAGATCTCTGATAAGACGGCTTATAAGTTCTGCTCTGATCGGTTCTCTCCCGTTAATCACGGCTGGGCGCGTGGTGCGCCTAGCTCTGAAGAACGTGATCTGATCATGCAAAGACACCATGCTGGCGTCAAACAACCGATGCTTGCTAGTGCCCATCGCAGACCCGTCTGGGTTATTAACCGCATCGTAAATCCCAAGCCCGCAGGTATTGCAGCGATTGAGGGAGCACCGGTTGATGCCAAGCCTGGAGAGATCTTTTTCATCCCGCCTCAACCCACCTTCCTTGAAAAGGTAGGCCAGTTCTTTAGGAGGCTCCTCGGTGGATCCCATTAACTTTGAATGCGTCAAAGTATCCCTGCGCCAGAATAAAGAAGGCTTCATGCTGACGCTGGCCATTCATCCAGATGATCTGAATCAAGACCTTGTGCGTGACTTTGTAGGATCACGTTACGCCGTGGCTATGGTTCGGATTGGTGAAGATGAGCAACCTTACGTCAGACCCAAGGTCAGTAGCTTTGTACAGACCGCAGGCATCCTGGCTAAAGATCCAGAGTTCCAGCGCTGGTGCGTGGATACTGGTTGGTGCTTCTCTCACTCAGAGGATGATGCCGCACGGGCTATATGTGAGGCGCTGAATATTGAGTCCCGATCAGAGCTTGCTTCCAATACAGAAGCGCAAAGCGCATTGATTGATTTGCGTAAGGAGTTTGAAGAATGGAAGCGAAGTACAAGCGAAAGCTAGTTCCTTACCAGGTCTACCTGCGGCCCGACCAAGTTGAGAAGCTACGCGAGAAACCGGGCATGGCCTCAGAGCTTGTAAGGCAGGCGATTGATACGATCGGTGAAGCCCCTCTTGATTATCATGAGGGCTACCGTCAGGGTTTCGTAAAGGCTCAGACGGTTATTACCAAATCCACCAAGGGGAATGCCATCACTGTATTTGGCAAGACCCTTAGTGATCTTATGTGCGATGAACTACAGGAACATATTGATGGATTATTCGGGCCACTTGATCAAAGCAGACCAACTGATGAATCGCGTGTATGACCTTTGCCAGAGTAATGACTACATGACCGCCATGGGCCTATGCCTTGAAGCTATTACAGAAATCAAAATGGCCTACAACGTGATGAATGATTACAGTCAACACAAGGACCAACTCATAGGTATATGGGAGAACAAATGAAATCATGTCCTCCATGCCACGGTTATTGCAACCAAGGTAGAAGCTGCCCCGCGGAAACTCATCCAGCCTACGACGCATGGGCCAAGTGGTACAAAGAGCTTAAAGTAGATATACAAGCCAACAGGTTTATGTTTTCACGCTCTTCTCACGGAAGAGCATTTCGCGCCGGCTATGACGCAGGAGTTGAAGATGCCAAGAAGGTCGTCCAAGGTGGTGAAGAATGGAAGCTTTGGGACACTGACCAAGCATGACTAGGAAAGCAGATAAAGCGCACATGGATCGCGTCGCCAGTATGGGGTGCATCCTGTGCAAACACCTAGACCTTGGGGAGACACCGGCTCATATCCACCACATCCGGGAGGGTCAAGGTATGAGCCAGAGGGCTAGCAACTTTCTTGTAGTTCCTTTGTGCCCTGAGCACCATCAAGGAAACTCAGGCGTCCATGGCCTTGGCGAGAGAGGGTTTTATACCCGCTACAAGCTTAGCGAGTTAGACCTTCTTGCCATGACCATCGAGCGGTTCTACTCTTCATCTAAATAGGCTGTCTTCTCAAGCAAGTACTCTCGCTTGGGGCTCACGATAATCCCACGCTCTGCCCTCGATGCAGCCTTCTCACGCTGAGCAAACGATCGACGGATTGTCTTGTCATCGATTGCTTCACTGGGATTGGCAGCATTGAACTTCACGATCTCGTCACCAAGGTCTGCAAAGGCTTCATAGTCACCAGCCTGCTGTGCAAGCCATAACTTACCAAGCAGCCTTGTCCTGCGCATATCCAACGCCTTCTCAATACCCTTGATCTCGCCCATGGCCTCATAGGATCTGGCCACATCCTGCGGTGTAAAGCCAACCGCTTGGGCAAAGATTCCAAAGAGCCCAACATCAGCAACGATCGGATCCCCGCGCAGGGTCGTCGCACCCTCTGTCGAGAATCGATAAGCCTTGAAGAAGTCCTTAATGATGGGCGGCATCATGGCTTCCATACCGCGGGCGTAATGACCTTCGTTGATCTTCTTGATCGCATCACCCGTGTTGACCACAATACCAACAGAAGGACCAAGCAAGTCAATCACCATGTTCTTGACCCATTCCTCCTCATCCTTGGCTGTTGCGTCATCCCTAAACCAGATGCCGTTCGCGCTGGTACGGCTGGCCAGGTCTATTTGCAGCAACTCTGACATGGGGCCGCGGCTCATGGCCCTAGCAAAGTTGTCACCAAACAACTCGGCCATGGCAACCTTCATCTCTAGGCTAAAGTCATACGGCTCATCATCATCACCAAAGAGCGTATTCATCACACCTTCAATCACCCAGTACAAAGGCAGTCCTTCATACCCGGCAAAGAGTGCTGTCATACCCATGATCCCAGTGAACTTCTTGCGGGCCTCTTTACGCAGCATAAGTGCGTCGTTGTAGATACGCTTGGCATCTGCACGCTCTTCCTCGCTAAGCCCTTTGTCTAAAGTCTTGAGCCTAAGAAGCTCTAAGTCTTTGTTGCTTAGGAAGGCTTTGTTGAACGTATCAACAAGCAAGTAAGTCATCTGCTGGGCGTAGTTCTTAAACTGCAATACCACCTGACCGATCGGCCCACGCATAAACCTTGGCTTGGTCTCAGATGCGTACTCAAAGTGAATCTGGTCTACAAGATCCCTTGCCAAACCAATGATCTCACCGTCACCGTACTTACGAACCCGGCCGGCTGCAACCTCTTGAGCATTGATCTCTCTGGCCAAACGAATGGCAGCAAGCGCTGTAACCTGGCGGTTAAAAAGCTCAGCCTGGTTGAACATGTAGCCAAGCCCAAGCGATACCTTCTCAAAGATTCCAAGCCCCTTGGACTGCATGGCGCCACGGATACCCGAGGCATAGAGCGCACTGGGTCGCTCTGCAATACCAGCAAGCGATAGCGTCTGTGTACGGTTGATCGTACTTTCCAAAGCCTTCAGTGCATCAGCTTCAAAGGTCTTACCAGCCTTGCGTAACATGCCCTCAAGGTCAAACTCCAAGAGCTTCGTGCGTGACGACATGAAGTCTTTCGATGCACCGGCTAGTGCAGAAGACGCCTTGGTAAATGAAACATTGAACTTACCTGCCAAGGTAGGCATACCAATGATCGGTGTCTGCGTTAAGTTGACCAGTGCCGATGCAGGGGCGGTCAGGTAGAACATAAACGCAAAGTTGCTGATCTTGGACCAGATAGGATTCTGCTTCTGGGGCGCACTGAACTCTGCATGTTGCTGCTTTAGTTCGTTCAGATACCGGCCGCGAGCATTCCCACCCCGGGCATTGAAATACTTCTGCGCGTCACCAACGATCGCATCCAACGAACCACCATACTCAAGCCTAGCCAGATGGTAGGTGCTATGGAATACCGTCTCGGCAAAGGCACGCTTCATATCCATGCTAGCACCGCTTACCTTCTTGGCATGGATGAAGTGTTTATGCACAGACAGATCCGGCATGATGCTCAGATAGGCCTGGTAGATGTCGTCCTTGAGCCGCGCCTTGGTATCCGTGGATACAAGATCGCCAACGTCTGTCTTGTCGATCGCATCAAAGATGTCGTTCAAGAAAGCTGACTTGATGACGCCTTGAGAGAACAGCTCCTTGGAATCAACACCCGTCTTGAGGTTCTTTACCTTGCCGGACGCAATGTCCTTTTCAATGCTTTGTAGGTGAGCCCGTTGATCCGACTGAGATTCAAACATCTCATGGTAGGGGATCGTCTCACCGTTGGGCATCTTAATATCGTAGGCAACGAAGTAATCACCAAAGCGATTCAGCGGGAAGTAAGGACCGTCGTTTAAGAACTTCTCAAACTGCTTACGCAATCCAAGTAAATTAGCTTGACGCACAGGGCCGTCCGGCAACGCAGTCATGAGCCGGCGCTCGATGATGTCCTTCTTACGCAAGAGCTGTGCTTTGTAAAAGTCACGGATCTTGATGAAGAGCTTCTCGCCTTCCGTGCCCTTGATCATCTCCCAGTTCTTGCGAAAAGACTCCTTCTTAATCTTCTCTGCCTTGATGGGATCAGTAGGATCAATGCCAGACATCCTGGCGTCCAGCATCACTTCATCCAGCGCCTTGCCAAGCTTAGGATTCTTGTTTGACCAGTCCTGCCATTCCTGCAAAGTCTTTGCGGCCTCGGTCAGCTTGGCATCCCGATCGTTCAGCATGTTCGTGAGCACACGGTAGTACTCAGCAAACTGGGGCAACTCTTTCTTGGCTAGCTCTGATAGCTGGCGCATGTTCAAGAACGACATCAGGTTCTTAGAGCTATTCATGCTTGCATCGCCCACGAACTGGCGAAGCTTTTCCTTGGTCGCTTCAAAAGACGGCGTGTCTTTGATCATCGTATCCATGGACTTCATGCCTTCAGCAGGCGTGTCGTCAATCTTGTCCACGGCGTTGAACAGATCTTGTTGCTCTTGTGGCGATAGATCCTTACCGGCGTCGGTTAATCCTTCAACGCTACGGCGCATGTACTGAATTTCAGTATCACTTGGCTCTAATGAATAAGCTTCATCCAAGGAAGGTATTCTTGATGGATGGAGCGGCCCTAAGCGGCGCTGCCCACCGTCGAAATAACGTATCTCGACTGGTAAGGATTTCAGTCCTTTTTCGGCTGCCACCATAATACGATGGTTGCCTTCGCTTACCCATGCTTCGCCGTTATATGCAACTTCAATATACGGCGGTTCTTTTGAAACTTCATCCCAATTGTCACGGATATATTTAAGTGATTCTTCGCGGACGTTGTTTTGCTCGTCACGCTCTCCTTTAAGTTTTGATAAGACGCGCAATGGGACCTCTACCGGCTTACGGAAGTATCCAGTAACGGTGCTCATAAAAGGCACGCCATAATCGTTTCGCCCTTTTCTTATTGCGTAATCAATCTTTCCTTGTAGCCAATCATCATTGGGAATATCCTCAATTAATTTCGGTATATCTTTTTCAGGAGATGCTTGCATAGCACGCATAAACAAAGCCATCTGGTCTTTCACACCAAGTGGCTTAGCTTCCACGCGAACAGGGGCTATGTCCTTGACACTAGCCGTGACCTTATCCATGTACTGCTTAAAGGTTTCATTAGGCAGGTACTTCTGATTGCGTAACTTGGCGTAAAAGGACTTGAGCGCATCGGCAAGACGCTTGAAGAACCTCTCTACAACCGTCAGCGGCTTTTCTGATGTCGTTGCCCAGCGTGATACTTGGTCTGCGTACCATTCACCAAAGCTCTTCCAGTAAGGCGTTAGATCCTCAAACTTAGTCTTCTCTCCGACTTTAGTAACTTTACCAACGCCTCGCGCCCGCATGGACTCGATGTAATCCCTGGCCGACTTGCCTTTGGAGGATTTTAGGAACTTATCAAACTCGTCTTGTATGGAGCGCTGCGTTGCAAGATCGGCACTCTTAAATGACTCACGCTCATGGACGTGGCCAAACTCATGGGCTAGCGTCTCTAGCATCCGTGTAACTGATGCGTCCTTGGTAAAGGCTATGTAGTAGTTACCATCCGCCATCTTTCGCATGGAACCAAGTTCACCACCAAGCGCGGCAGATCCGATCGTCCGGTGCGGGCCTGTGAACTTTCCACGGTTAGCCACCACATCTTCAATCGTTGTGACATACACATTCTGCGGAATCTTAAGAAGCTTTTTCCATCCTGCAATCACACCGGCTAATTGCGGGGAAACGCTTTGCGACACTGCGACACCATCGGCATCAAACTTGATGAATGGTGATTTGTCATGCAGAGCTTTGTCCTTCTTCTCAAGCGATTCCTTGACCGCAACTAACCGCGCCTTTTGTGGTGCATTGATCAGATTGCCTGTGTAGTTCTCTACATCTGTGCGCGAACGGAAAGATCCATTGGTAACGACATACAAAGGATCGCCGGTTCTGTCGGAATAAGCCCGAATGAGCGCAATATCACCGTCCTGCCAGACCACAATCCCACCTAGATTATTCGCATGGATCTGTGACGCTTTAGCCTGGTCTGCCGTAGCCTTCATCATCGGCTGAGCGCGGCGCTCTTCCAGGTCAGACAGTGCCTGCTCAATCTCTTGTTGGTTCTCTTGGAAGTACGCATAAGCCTCATCTGTATCAGGCAACGTACCATCCATCATTTGCTCAGCATAAGACTGAGGCGTGAAGGTTACTTCAGCTCGGGCAGCTTCACGTTCAGGTCCGGCAGCTTCGCCAGGTTCAGCAACTCGCTCTTCGCCTTCGGGGATAGCTTGTTCCACTTGCTCATAAACAACTCTTTGCTCATCGGCAGCTTCCGCGGCTTTAAAATTGGCTTCAAGTTCACTGCGAAACTCCCTAATCATGGTTAACACTTCGTCAAGCTTGAAATCTAAATCAGCAAGCTCAGCCTTCGTCGTGTCGCTTACATAGTCATAATTCAAGATGCGGTCTTTGAGATACTCGACCGCCTCGTTTTGCTTCATCTTCTGGTCAAACACATCCGTTGGGTCAACCGCAGCAGATGAAAACTCTCCGAGCCATGGGTCCAAGAGGCCGCTAACAACAGCCCTATCAAGGTTCTTGTCAGATTGGGTTCTGCGTATATCTGCAACATCCTTAGCGCTAACACCGGCCTTCTTCAACGCATTAAGGAATGTATCCCCTTGCGTCTTACGCTTGCGCTCCCTAGCTTCAACGGCCTCTTTTTGCGTCGCTAGTTCAGCCGCTTGCTTTTCTAGCTCAGCTATTTCGTCTGTAATCCTTTGGTCTTCTTCGCTCAGCGGTGCCGGACCCTCCATGGGAGGCGGCTCAACAAACTCGGCCGGACCTTCTTGCGCCATTTGTGGGGCGCCAAGCATGAGTGTTTCTGATGGTGGCACCGGGATGTTTATAGGCTCTGGAGCCGGAAGGGCCGGTACAGTTTGAACCCTTGGCCCCTCAAGAGCAGGAACATTTTCTGCAAACTGCTGCTGATCTTGCGGCTGTACAGGTTCAACAGGCGCCGCCCCACCCATAATATCTTCAACAAATTGATTGAAATATTTCTGGTCAACAGGCGTTTCTGTGAAAGTTTCGGGCGGTACTTGATAGCCAACACTTGAGGCTTCAGGCGTAAGTGCTTGATCTGTAACGATCTGTGGGGTAATTCCGCCCATGGGCGGAATTTGATACTTTAGTAGGGTGTCGTCAGCAACAGGCTGTGTAACTTGTGGCTCGGCGGTTATGGGCTGTTCAATAGGTGCAGCTTGTTCTACAGGCATGCCAATACGCTGAATGCCACGGCCAGCAGCACCAAGCGCACCGCCGCTGATGGTGCCAGAAATCATTTGCTCAAAGTATTCTTTGACGCGCTCTGGTGAGAATAGATCACCACTGCCGCGTACAAAGTCTACAGCTGCATTACTAATTACACCTTGTGCGCCTTCCGTTAATCCTTCTTTGGGCGCAGTCTTAGCGGCTGCGATCGCAAGGTCCTTGGCAGCTTCTTTCAGCCCTGCGCGTTTTGCAATTTCTTCGCTAGCCTTTAGCTTTCCAAACAAGCCCAGCTTACTTAGAAATGCAGATGGAGCAACAAGGTCTAAGATAGCTTGACCCGCTCCAGCAACCGATGCAACACCAGGTCTGAGCTCACCGGTTTCTTCTGCAATCTTGGCAAAGGTTTCAGGGGCGTTTAACGCAAAGCCCCCAATGCCAGCGCCTCCAAGTCCTGCACGTTGCATAACTTGTGTTGCACGAGCTGCGCCAAGAGATTCAGCAGCCGCAGCAGGCAAGCCTCGGGCAAGGGCAGCTTCTGTAGCAGCGGTTCCAGCCCTTGCTGCAATACCTCTAGCACCAGCAGCAGCGGCGCCCCCAGGTAACAACATAGCAAGTCCATAAGGTAAGGCCTCTCCAATCCGTTCATAGGCAAAGCCTAATCCTGATAGCGGACCTGTCACATCCTCATAAGACTGGTACATCCTTGGCGCCATGCGTTCTGTCTCTGCATAGCGTTGCTTTGCTTCACCGAGTAACTGACGAGCGGCTTCATCTTTCCCAATAGCCGCAAGGCCCATGGCCGGGAGTTCGGTCGTTAAGGACGTGCCAATGTTTTGCAACGTCCTTGCAATCGGAGCAAAAGCCTTTTGCCCCAAAGAAAACTGAGGCTGATACTGGTCAGCCCCACTGAGTTTACTTATGGCTAACGCATACTCTTCTTGTGTATAGCCATCAGGTAATTGAACACGGCCACGGCCAGGTACATTGAAGATAGGCATTTAGCGCCCCACAAGTTGTCTCATTCCTGCTGGTGTCACTTGAGCCACGCCCATAAGTTGAGGCGCCTGCTCTGACATAACACGTTCAATAATAGCCTGCTTACGTTTTTTATACTCAGGATCGTTTTGATAGTCTTGTGGACCTCGGTCAAAAAACCAATTCTTAGCGCGTTTTTTGTACTCTGTTTCAAGGGCATCTAATTCAGGCTTAGCAACTGCCATTACTTTCATTTGAATTTCAGCAGCGTCTTTTGGTTTCAGGCCTGCTTCGCCACTACCCTTTGGCTGCATAGCCCTAGCCAATCCAAGGCCAACTTCAAGTGGCATCATTGCTTGCTCTTGCGCTAGCTTCTGCGTTTGCAGTCTATATGTGCGCTCTTCTCTTGCCGCCCTATCAGCCGCATCGTAATCGCCGCGACGGATAGCATCTTGGTACTTGGCATGGGCTAACTGCGCCTGTAATGAAGCTTGTTGCATCGCACGATTCTCTGCGCCCATGGACTTCTTAACATCTTCGCCGGCTTGCAACCCACCAGCCAAGCCTGCAAGGAAATTACGATCCTTGCTACCCATCATGGATAAAGCTATCTGTCGGTTAGCCGCTTTCTGAATATCTTCTTGACTAGGTTGCTGACCATAAAACTTCTTTAATTGCTCCATGATTGGAGACATCTGGTCTGGAAATGCCGCCTGCCTTTCTTTCAAAATCTGTTGCGACCGACCAGCGGTTTCGTAAGGTTCTTCAGTCTGGATCTGAGGTACACCGGCCATAGCTCTCTTGCCCATGGCGATGATCTGCTCAATACCCATAGGAGCCGGAGCGGCAGGTGCTTGCTGCGGTGCAATAACCGGCTGCCTTTGCTGGGGCTGTGAGGGCTGTGCAGCCGATTGTGTAGCCGGTTGTGCAGGCTTAGGTGCCGCCTCTTTAACGCGTTGCTGAATCGTAGACTCAGGATAGCCAGCCGCACGCAATTCTGCTGGTGTAGCCATTACACGCTGACCATTAATAATGGCAGGAACACGAACCTCTTTTTCTTCTTCGACAACCGGATCGCCGCCAAACTCTGCGCCAACACCGCCACCAAACTGGAATGCAACAGGGCCGCCCTCCGCCATGCGCTGCTCAGGCATAAGCCCAGCAAGCCCTGCTTGTGGTTGCTGCATAGGAGATTGTTGCGACGGAGCCATTTGCATGGGCTGTTGCTCTTGAGGAGCATTCATGCCAGGTGGAAGCATAGGCATACTTGGCGATATAGAGTCCGCCAATTGAGCAACCACTGGTTTATTTGGTTTTTGCGCTCTCTGGCTATAACGCTTACGCATGTCATCCCGGCGAGCCATTTCCGCCGCGGCAAAGATGGCCAGCTTAGGATCTTGTGCATATTTAGGGAGCGCTTGATCAGGGATTGATTTAAACATCTCCATGGCTTCGAGGATATTGACATCCCCGCCAAGGCCCGTATTTGCTTGAGCTAACATTTATAGGCCTCCATATAAAAGACGGGCCAAACCTAAACCTTGCGTAAGCGGATTGCCAGAAGACTGATAGGACGACTGCGTTGCATAACCGGGCAGCCCAAAAATAATGTTCCTGTATCGCTCTGCCTGCTGTGCCGGGTAATCACGTTGCTGCTGGAATTCTTGGTACATCGCATCCAGATCACGCTGACGGCGTGCCTCATCCGTAAGCCCAAGCTGCTGCAAGGTCTGAGCCTTTTGCATTTGGTTTTGCAAGTCTTGCTGATAAAGCTGGCCGGCTTTGTCATAAGCAGCAGCAGATCCTTGCATCTGAATATTGGATAGGTTAGCCCCAAGGTTCTTCATTAGCTCCGACTCAAGGATGGCTTGACGTGACCCGCCAAAAGCCCCGCGTTGAGCCGCTTGTCCACGCAAAGACTGAAGACCTTGGCCGTATTCCATGATGGCTTTTTGCTTAGCGACATCAGTAACCCCTTGTTGATAGGGATTCATGTACGCCTGCATAACACCCACTTGTTTGCCACCAACATCGATATTCCCAAGAATACCCGGCGTGGATGCTATGTTTTGCGCCTGCTCTACGCCTTGCTGATAGAGCGGTGCAGTCTCGGCATAACGTTGCTGCGAGTAAGGCGTGTACGGGGTATAGGCAATCTGCTGCCCCATGCGATACACATCAGAAATGTACGGGAGTTGAAACTCCGGCGGCATCTGAGTGACTGTTTGTGCTGGTCCGCCTGTGCTCATTGGGACACCTCTTCCATCAAAGTTACTGATTTCAATCGTTGTGGGAATACCTTGTGCCAGCCCGGTCGGCCTTGGATCATCATTGCATCACAGTACATCTGCTTTGCATACGATCTCACATAGTGCGACATCACTTTAAGTTCTTCCAAGTCGCCACCGGCAAGCCACACATTCAAAATACGTTTTAAGGGGTACTGCTTTACCTCGGTAACTATCGCGCATGCCTTACCAGGCCAGAACTGCGCTTTCCCAGACGCCACTGTATCCCAAACATGTTCAAGTAAAAACAGATTGCCTGCATGATCAAGCGCAGACTGTAGCCATGGAGCACATCGCTCCCAATCTGTCTTTACCGCTGGGTCATTCATCTCGGCATAGCCTTATCAGCCTTGACCTCCGGCGGCTGCTTTTTTGTACCGTGCCGCGCTTGCCTTATACGCTTCATCATGTCGTAGAGTTTCTTGGCGCCAGCATTTGATGATCCATTACCAAGATCCGATACAACATCGGCAGGCACAACAAACTCACCATCTGCTAAACGTGCCGGCTGTTTGTTATTGATTGTTGCAGGGATGCTATCTGACATACCATCGCCGTCGCCATTAAGGTAGCGACCAGCCGCCATGTACACATCACCACCTTGGTTGTAGCCCACCTGGCCACCATCATACCCAACCAAAATATCACTGACTGAACCGCCTGTAGCCCCAGCAACAGGGGAAGCATTATCACTCGATGGCGCAGGTGCTGTGGCTGGAGCAGTGGTTGGAGCAGTGGTTGGAGCCGGAGCGGCAGACGTGCCGGCATAAGTAAATGGAGCAACAGTCATCGGCTTATAAAGCGAAGCCAGTCCAGCTTCATAACCAGCTTGGCCTTGTGCAATCTGTGCCGCCGTTGGCCCATAACGCTTGGCGGCTTCTGCTGCGTCAAACTGAAACGGATTGGGATTAAAGAATAAGGGCATGCCTTTCATAGGCGTGTAAATATTCTGACCCGATGCAGATTTTTGTGGCGCCGGCTGAGGCGGGAACATGGGTGCAGTAAGCGCACGGTTATACACAGGGGCAGCTTTGTATTCAGGCTGCTTGACCGCTGGCGCTTTATTTTGCGTTAAAGCCGCAGCAAGAGCACCAAGACCTAGTGCAATTCCGGCACCAGTTCCATTTGATCCCTGTGTTCCTAATACGGCCTTGAGTACGTTTTTCCATATAGAAGAGCCTTCAGGGCCAAGACCAATAGAAGCCTCAATCTCTGCATTGGTCGGACTTGTTCCATCCTTTGAAATAGATCCCGGATCTAAACCAATAAGCTTCCAGAAATCAGTCTCGCTAGCTGATGTATTACCAGAGGATGTATCTACAGTAAGACCGGTTGTTGGGTCATATAAATTACCAGAAACATAATCAATATTGCTTGATGTACTCATGGCTTACTCCGCTAAGTAGCCCATTTTATTGGGTTAAGTCATAGAAGGAAATGGACCCAACCCCATCCCCTGTTGTTGCGCCAGAAATAGTGCGAACACCCAAGGTGTAGATGTCACTAACGTCTGTCAATGAAACACCAAGCTGCTGGTCCCAGTTAAACCCGGTTGGGGATAACGTGTCCGCTTGCCCGCCACCACCACTGTTTGCGATATAACCCGTTTGCACAATAGTCCCTGCTGTGGCAATAGCCGTGGCTGCAACATCAAACTCTACGTTGCTATCAGAAGGAACGGTAGCAGCCCAGGTTGCCCCGGTAAGAACCGGATTTTTGATCAATGCAATTTCGTAATTTTGCAACGTCGTTGGCTGGAACTGTATGCGGTTTGGTAGCACCACTGCACCTAATGCCGTTGATGCCAACCTGATTGAAACAACCGGAAGGAAATTAGCAGCCGTGTTAATGGTATTAAGAATGGTTGTACGTCTTGCAACGTGCTGAATGGATGTAGCCTCAAACCCACCTTCCGATACAACTGACGCACAAATTTGTGTAAGTGTTGCAGCCACTGCCGACGTTGTTGTAGTGATCTCATAACGCACAGGCAAGATAGCCGTGGTCATGTACACCGTTGTACCGTAGACATTTGCCGTGTCAAAGGTGTGGCAAACAATATACTGGCCGTTGATAATGAATCCACAACGCACTGATCCAACACCCAACCACTCAAAATCCATCCACAGAATCTGAGGGTGTGTTAAGTCAAGCGTTAGCCCAGATTCACCCGTCCCATCTAGCTTGTCACCATTCCAATTTGCTTGGCTGGCTGATCGTGCATCGCTAGGCGTACCCGAAGTATTTGACCGCACTACAAACGAATTAACCCCAGCAGTTCTCTGAAAGAAGACACCATTCTGCGTGTTGAAATATCCAACCTTCTGATTAAGATTTGCAGAAGTACCGTTATCCATCTGAAAGGTTGCTAACACTAGCAAGCCTTTTCCTGGCTGGTACAGCATATTCCTATAGGACTGACGCACCACAGAACCAACGCCGCCGCTGGTAACAGTCATGCTAACGCTTGACTGATTGGTATTAAAGGTTGAGGTCCCTGTGCCAGACGTAGAGGTATTGAATTGATTATCAGCAGCGTACCTGTTCTGACTATCAAAGAGGGTATATGGTTCACTCACCCGTTGGCGACCAAACGCATCAAAGTACGTCCCCGGGAAGGTGACTGGTAATGTGTTATCGGTTGCCATAAGCAGTGATAAATAATTGTTAAGACGGTTAAAGTACAAACGTAAGACGTTGTTTAGCTGCTCCTGATACTGCGGGTTCCATTGTTGCGGCGCATAAGGAAGATTAGGCGCTGCAATCTTGGTAAGCTGATAATCAGAGGTGACAACATAAGTCATGCACCGCTCCCTGTAGCTCGGCCATCCTGCTTGATGTCAATTCTTGGCGATCCTAGCTGCCATGCACTACCCAAGTCAGACGATTCAACCTTGAATATCATCTGCCGGCCACGGACACGCACATAAACTTGACCAGTAAATTGCTCAATAATTGTCGTTGATGTCCTTGCCACTGCCGCATAACTTTGTCCTGCTAGCGATTGTGGATTGTTATACCCAGATCCTGAGTTCATCATAGGTATAAGCGACATAGTAACTTGAGGATTATCGGTAGTTGATCCTGTAAATGTAATATCAGGTAATACACGATAAACAAATCCGATATTATGTCCGTCTTGAATATCAAATTCTGCTGACTCAATATAAGCATTAATAGCTGACGGTATGCCGCTTACATTATCGTCATTACCAAATTCATGATTAACCAGATTATTGCTATATGTAGCCGCCTGCGGATAATCCCTTAGTCCGGCGTCAAACCATGCTGTTCTTGCCATGGTTCCGTAATACCATATATTTTCCATGTAGTTATAAACAACGTATCGGTCTATATTAGTTGTACCGGAAGAACAGTAAAACCACCATACCTCATTAAATCCTTCGTTAGTACCTGAGAAATACTGTAGGTACTGCGTGGTATTAATATCCTGGTAAATATATTTCCTTAGATCACAATTAAGTGTTTGTACACGGCCATCGTATTTGTAAAACTTATCAACGCCCATCCAATAAGCAACACCGGCTGCAACGGATGTCGCGTTTGGACCTACGATTGAAATGTTATCGGCCAGCAGTTGTGCGCCCCAAACCAGCGGGGCACCCAAGTATTGAACAGAATAAAGAGCCGTATCAGTCCAGACAAGGATCTCTTGCCGTGTCTGTGCGACGGCCATGATCTTGGACCCATGTGATAACCGTAATGATCCTGCTTGGTTAGTAGCTGTAGGTAGCCAATCGGTTACTGATTCTTGATCAGCCCAACGAATAAGCATGGGATCTTGTATTGATGAGCCTATATCGTTAGTACCGAAGCAGAACACAAACCGATAGATATCTGATACGAATACAAGGTTCTGTATTACTGGTGTATCAATCGCCCCGGGCAAGGTCTCGATGTTAACGCCCCGAGCGCTTAGGCCATTGGTCGCATCCCAGTAGTACACGCCACCACCGCGAGGGCCAAATACCAAATCTTCTCCAAAGTTATTGGCAGACCATAGCCTGATTGCGTCACCTACAAATGTACCTACACCACCCCAGGTTCCTTGGTTCCAATTACCTGCGCCCCATCCAACTTGGGGGACCTGAAAGCCTGGGCCGATTGTAATTTGATAGGACGCTCTTACGCTTGAGCCGCCGCCGGTTGTTGTCGAGCTTGCATTTGCTGATGCAACAATAGTGAAGGAGTCCACACTTACCACAGTCATGACATATTGATTATTTAAATCAAGCCCAGCAACGGTTGAGGCGCCAGAAAACGTAACGTAATCACCGGATGAGCCGCCATGTGCTGTTGCCGTCACCGTAACGGTTGGTGATCCACTTGTTGTTGCAAAAGGATTGGCGCCTAATAACTTAGCGTTGATGTAATACTCTGCCGTTACCGTGCCGCCGCCCCCGGTTACCGTTGAGGTTGCATTGGTATCTAATACGATCGTATAGCTATTAGCATTGACCACTGTAGCTATGACATGGCGCGTATTAATTTGGGATGCTGTAAATCCACCCACTGCCGACGCCCCAGTAAAATAAACAAGGTCACCGACCTGAGCGCCATGAGCAGTGTCATTAACAGTTACATCGTCTGATCCACTGGTTGTGTCAAATGGATTGGTTAATGTTGTTGTGTAGTTGTACTGGCGTATTGGCGTAATATCAAAATACACACCGCCTTTTTCAATATAGTACTTGGCGCTTGTACCAACGCCCATGAGGTTGTTTGCCGTAAGGGTGATCCAGTTCCACAGGCTCCGGCAGGTTCCAATAAACGTATTAGAAGAAATCCTAGCCCATCCACCGATCTTTTCTGGAGTGCCTTGGCGGAATCGTACCTTGTCAGAGACATACCATCCGTTCTCAGAAGTATAACGAGTATTTTCTCTGTTTACCCCAGGCTTGTAGAGTGTCTTAACAAGTGGCACGGTTCACCTCATCAATGCGGCTTCAGCAGCACGGCGGCGTGTAAGACCGGGGAGAATTCGACCCGCAGCTTTGTTCCAGAGCATACATTGGTCTGCTGCACCATCCCAATCTCCCGCATCAACCCGCTTTTTGAATGTGGAAACCCGATAGTTTCCTAAGCCACAATTGTAGACCCAGCTAGTCACAGCGGCAATGCGTCTTGGGAAAGCGTCTTGAATCTTTGGGGAAAGCTTAAACAAACCCCTGAGAAAGTACTCAACGTGGTGATCCAGTGCATCTTCACACTGCTCAATCGTCCAGATCGTGCCGGGATTAATGTCAGGGCCGGTTGCTCCCCAACCGATTGTCCAAGGATGCCCACGGGTTCCGGGGTCAGGATAGGCTTGAACTCGTCCGTCAGGCAAACGCTTTGCCAGCCCTTCAAAGGGCTTGATCAGCACATCCTTGCAAAGCTTCTTTGCATCTTCATTCATGGTTCAAACCGATTGCGTTTTGAACAATTTTCGGATGCCGGTATTACTTGCAGATTGATTGGTACATGAAGCCCGCAGACGTTTTTACCTTTTAACGGAATGATGTGATCAACGTGCCACACAAAACCAAATATTTGTGTCCGCAATTTTGCCAAGTCGTACGCTTCTTCAAAAAGCCAGTGATCATCTTCGGTTAGCCAAGATGGAGTAGCATTAAATTTTTGGGCATGACGTTTCATGCAGTTGGCGTTAACCTTAGCCGCGTTTTGTTTTTTCCACTCGGCTACACGTTGTTTTACTTCCGTCTTGTTTTTTTGGTAGTTTGCGGCCATGTCAGCCGCGTGTTTTTCCTTGTTTGCCAAATAATAAAGACGTTTCTTTTCCAGTTTTATACGGCGTTGCTCGGCTTTCCTTTGCTCAATAACCTCTGGAGGCTCCACAGGTTTACGCCGTGATTCGTTTATACACGGCTGACACCATCCTTGATAACCGTCTTTATTGGCTTTGCAAAACGAAAAACTATCAAACGGTTTTGTTTCTTTGCACCGGCTACATGTTTTCATGATTTCTGGTACTTCTCTACGCTGCGGCCAACAAAAAAGAATGAAAGCACCATTGACAACATCCCAAAATCATCTTCATCCCAGCTTTTCACTAAGACATCAGCCCAGTTCGCATCAGCTTGAAAAGCCAGTGTGATTGAAGCGGCCTTGACCCCAGCGTACATAAAAAACAAAAACCAAGTTATTCCTGGGCGAACAGAGGCTGAGATAAAAGACATGAACCAACCCGCTGCTTTAGCCGTTTCAGCTTGCTCTTTAAATGCCTCTTTAATTGTGTCCATCTGCTGGATAGAGTAGTCAACATACTTCTCCTCCATCTTGAACTCGCCCCGCATCTTCTCCAGATCGGTCTGGAGTTGGAACATGGATAGCTCGTGCTGACGCTCGTTCTTCTTGTCCAAGAACTTTAAGACTTCAGGGGCGAGCCGGAACAGGCCACCAAAGATGCTGCCAAGCAAACCACCACCGAGTAACTCAAACATCAGTGTTCTCCATTCTTGTTGATCTCTTCCTTGGCGCGTCTAGCCTCACGGTCAATCTTTTCTCCACGCAGCCGCCGGACGGTATCAATCTTTTCATCCAGCCGGATCAGGTCGTTGTCGTGCATCCGCACCCGATCAATCAGGGATATAACTGACTTCTTGGCTGTTGAAAGCACCGGATCAATTTCCTCGGTTGACCACTTCCAGACGTAATACACCAGATACACAAGACCGCAGACCGCCAATGTTGGGAAGCCATATTCTTCAATCAGTTTGCTGACATTAATGTCCATCAGTCTTTCCTAATGTCGTCTTTCTCGGCACGGGCTATCCGGTCGTAATCCGGCTCCAGCCCCAAGGAATGTGTGACCTTAATGTCTATTCGTTGTAACTGGGTATTCATCGTTTCCACACGCTTTTCCAACTGAGTGATGATGCTGGAAATTGAATTGATGGAATTTGTGACCCCTGCCAAGATGTACTTTAGCGTCAGGTAAACAAAGTAACCACCAAGACAGGCGGAAGCAATAGGCAAACCCACACTATGAATAAACACAAAAAGGTCAAGACTCATCGACCTTCAAACCATCCACCTGCCCAGCCACGGACAGGATTGTTAGGGATAACAACGTACTGTCTCAAAGACTCAGGTAGCTCCGAGAAATGTAATCGTACGTTGACATGATGCCCTGGGATAGCTGCCATTTCCTGTACTTGCATATCACCCTGCTGGATCATGTTACCTGTGGGCTTGTAGATGGTTCCGATTACGTCGAAGTCTCTTCCATTCGTATCTAACCACTTACGCTTTACAACGGGTTCTGCTTCTTGGCCGACTTCCACGGTCTGTGGTTCGTATTCGTACTTTACCCAGCCGCAGCCATCAGCAGAAGTCCACCATGTAGCTTCGTCGGGTAGTTGGAGTCTGTAGTCGTTCATGTTGTACCTCAAACCGTTAAACTTTGAAGTTGGGTGTTAGTGACGCGGATGGGGTAGTAGGCGAGTTTTTTGATAGTGCCGTTGAGATACGCACTTGCGTTGTAATCTGCTCCGATGTTCATTTGAGTGGGAACAACAGGTGTGCCATCTGTATCTGTTAGAACAGCACCGGAATTTAGAGAAAACCCAAAGTCATTTGTCTTGATCGCCACGCAAGACTTTGCCATAACAGATTGTGTAACGGCAGTTGCTGCTGAGTTCAATGAAACTATGGTTGCACCATTGTTATAAGCAAATAACCATGCCCTTGCTGAAGAAAGCGAACCACCACCAGACTGGAAAAAGTTAGTTCGATTAAGAGTTCCGTCATTTAAAGAAAATCCAGTTGTATTTGTAGAAGCTGGAGGTGCGTTCGTCGCCGCCTCTATATAAGCCGACATATTCGCATTGTTAAACCAACTACTAAAGTTCGTCCCCGTCATGCTGGCAGCATCTGCATTGCGGGTTACAGATGAGGCTACTGTGGGTATGTAGGAAGTGGCGAATGAGCCTGCTTCTAGCTGTGCGCCCCAGATGAAGATGCCTGAGAAGCCGTTGCCCGTAAATAAAGGCAACTCGTTTGTAAACGACGGACTGGAAACATCGCTTGGCGATACCGTGACATACATAAAGCTGCTTGATTGTGATGCAGTAACGGAGACTCGATACCACCCGTTTCCTACGTCTTGCACCGAATAGGACGTATTTGTCGCGCCGTTTGTCTGGGTAGCTGTGACCGCGCCGTTTGTAAGATTAACAACAACGGCATATCGCTTTGTGTCGCCGTCAAGGCTTGTTCTCAAACACGCAAAGTTATAGCCAGCGGCTTTGACATAAATGGAAGTAGCATATACACCCGTCGATGATGGTGTGATCTGCTGATATGTACCATGGTTTGCGCTCGTCGCAGTAGCAATTATTTTACAAGCTGTCAATGTCCCATTTGGGGCGACGGTTGCCGTCGTTTCTTTCGACGCATTAAATGTCTGCCAAGCTGCGTTTGTGTAATCGCCCGAATACAAGCATTGGTTCGTCCTCGCCTCCTCTATCAACAACCCCAGAGACTCACCCGTGGTTGGGTTGTGGTCAAACCTAGCCTGCCCTGCTGCTGCTGTCTGTAATACAGGGATGTAGTTGGTAATGGCTTGGGATGTAGTGGCTGTGTAGGCAGTGGCAGAGGAGCGTTGCTCTAGTTGTGCGCCCCATAATAAAACACCATTTGTGCCACTTGCAGTTACGGTTGATGAGTTATTTCCGTTTGCCAGACCAATGAGTGGAAAAATAGATGCAACTGCGGTTGTTCCGATAACAATACATCGATACCAACTATTGCCAACGGATGTTATTGTTGCTGACGTAAAAAACGACCCTGTTTGCCCAACAACACCGTTTTGAAGATCAAAAAACGCGCAAGTTGCTGGGGGTGTGCCGCCGCCAAAAGTTCCAACATAAATCCAATTTATTCCACTAGCTTTTGCATAAAAACTAAATGTATAAACAGTGCTTATTAAGCCAGATACACTAGATCTATAAACAGTTCTATCTGTGCCAGTTGAGTTTGGATACAACAAATCAGCAGTTGTCGTTCCATCTGGAGCAGTCGTTGCGGAGTTAGCGGTAATCGTTGTATCGGTTTTCGTCCAGTAAGAATTATCAAATTCCTGACTGTATAAAACCAAATTCTCCTCAGCCTTCGCCGTGGTCACACCATCGTAGTAGGTAGCTGTCGTCGTGCGGGTGAAGGTAATGCGTGGGTCTAATCGCTTTACGTTGGCAAAGTCCAGCAGGAGCGATGGGTTGATGCTTGGGTATAGGGATGCAATGCTCATTTGTAGTTCCTTATGGCAACGTAGCCACTGGTGAAAGCTATCATGGCTTAAGCTCCTTTCAGTGCAGCAAGTTCGGCTTTAAGTTGATCAACTTGAGCAGACAGTTCTTGAACGGCTTTAACTAGCGGCGAGATAAACATTTCACGGCTAATGGCTTGAATACCATCATCGCCTTGATCCCAACCGTTAAAGGTTGAGCATCCCTCTGCATCCAATGCCGCTTTGACTTCTTGCGCCACAAACCCGTGGATTACTCTAGTGGTGTCACGCTTGTTTTCTTCAGCGTAATACGGATGATCGGGCGGTAAGTCGTTTTGCGCTTTCCAAGTAAAGAGAATGGGGTTCAAACGGTTAATAAACGAAAGACCTAAACTGTCAGGCCCAATGACGTTCTTCATCGTACCGTCAGAGGTTTGCGTCCATGTGGCGTTGACTGTATAAGCGTTGTAAATCTTGCCTGTGGCGTTGCCTATGGTGACGTTGGTATTGGCTTGTCCTGTTACGCCATTACCAATAACGATTTGATCTGTTGCACTATTTACACTTGGGTCTGCTCCCTTGCCAATGATGACATTACCCGTACCCGTGGTAATTACATCGCCAGCTTGATAACCGAGCGATGTGTTGTCTGCGCCTGTTGAGTTATAAAGTGCCTGATAACCTACAGCAGTGTTGTTAGAGGCGGTGGTGTTGGAGAACAACGACTCAGTACCAACTGCGGTGTTGCTGTTGCCTGTAGTGGTCGCTTGCAACGCACGGGAGCCAACGGCGGTCGAATAAGTACCAGAAGTAAGCGCCTGACCAGCAGTCCAGCCAAATGCGGCATTTTGCGCTCCAGTTGTATTCGCCGCCAACGCACTCGCACCCACCGCAGTGTTGGTGGCCACAGCACCTGCGCCACGGCCTACTCTTACACCGTAAACTGTTATATCTGAGGTATCAGCATCCTGATACGCCATACTCCCCAGATACTGATTCAACGGGATTTCGTTAGGGGCAGTTCCAATGTCGGTCTGTGTAACAACGTTGTAGCCGGCTTCCACAAAAGACGTACCCGCATAGACAGACCTGTAAGCTAGTGCTGAGGTACCTAAGTCACGGGCATTATTCGTAGATGGTACTAAGTCACTTGCTAGTCTTGCCGTGGCTGTAATGGTGTCTGAGGTTTGATCGCCAAGGGTGACGTTGGCGTTGAATGTCGCATTCCCATCGGCCACAACCGTGCCTGTAAAATAACTTGCTCCAGCCCGTAAAGCATAAGCATTAGTTATAGTGGCGTTAGTTCCTTGTACCGGCGTAGCGATATCAACGTTTACCGCTGTGGTTAGTGTTGATGCACCTACAAAACTATATGTAGGGGCCGCAAAAACGCGCTCTCTTTGAAGCGTTAATGCCCCAGTCGACCATTGACGTGTGGCCGCCGTATAGTTTGCACCTATAACTTCAGTGCTAGCAGTCTGCCCAGTATCCGCAGGTGTCGTTACCGTAAAGTAAGACGCCGCTCCTGATGTCCTTGCGGCAGGTGTAAAGGTATTGATACCCGTAAATGTTTGCGTGGTTCCAAGACCTGCAACGGTTGTAGAAGCCGCCGGGAATGTCATCGTGGTTGAGTCGGTACCACTCAACGTGAGTGTGTTATTAGCCGTCAACGTCTTGCCGTTAGCAATCGTCAACGTGCCCGTTGATGTTGTGATTGTCAGACCGTTGTACTTACCGCCTGTGATGTCCCCTGTAGTATCGGCAATCGTTACTGCGGAGTTTTGTATGATTTTCCCAGAGGTGCCGTCAAACCTGGCAATAGCATTGTCCGTGGCGCTTGCTGGACCCACCACATCACCGCCACCTGCCGGAACATCCCAAACATAAGTCGTTCCATTCCACTTAAGGAAAGATCCAGATGTTGTAGGGGCTGTGACAAACGTCGTTGCACCAACACCGCTTTGATACGGAATCTGAGACGCCGTTCCACCAGCTATATTGGTTGCCGTCGTTGCGGTTGTGGCGCTTGTTGCAGATGTTGCGGTTGTTGCAGATGCGGCACTACCTGTAATATTAATATTCCAGTTGCCTGTTGCACCACCCCCTGTTGTTGATGGTGCGCCAATCGTGTTATAGCTGATTGTTACAGCAGAACTGCCATCAAATGTAGTACCTGATGAGGCTCCGCCGCCTGTGTTGTTAAACGTAACCGGGTTCGTTGTTGTACCGCCCCCGCCACCTGAAACCGTATCCCATCCTAATGACGTGCCATTCCATTTAAGGAATGTATTGCTTGTTGTTGGTGCGACTATAAACGCTGTTGTATCAGATCCTGTCTGATAAGCAATTCGATTGGCCGCACCGCCTGCCAAGTTCGTTGATGTCGTTGCAGACGCTGCACTGCCAGTGACAGAAATGCTCCAAGTGCCAGAAGCACCTGATCCCGTGGTCGGTACAAATGCGCCACCAGAACCAACATTAATAGCTAAAGCAGTCGCTACACCGGTACCCAGTCCTGTAATACTGCCAAGCGGCAGATTCGTAGCGTTAGTCAGATTTATAGTACTTGGCGTACCCAAAGCTGGCGTTACAAGCGTCGGTGATGTAGCCCGAACAACACTGCCCGTACCTGTACTTGATACCCACTCAGGCGCCGTACCGCCAGCATTAACTTGTAATACCTGAGCAGCACTACCTATACCAAGAAATGTTGTGGTACTTACACCGGATTGATAAGGAACCGACCCAGCCGCACCGCCTTGGATATTGGTCGCCGTGCCAATAACAACAGATGCAGGGGCGGACCACTGAGGCGCACTACCACTAGATGTCAATACATAATTGGTTGTGCCAATACCAAGCTTGGTCATGGCCGTGCCAGTGGCGTAATACACCATGTCACCGGCGGTATAAGTCGTTTGGCCCGTGCCACCCTGATCCGTACCGACCGATCCCGAGGACACAAGCGCTTTTGATGAATCCGTAAATACCAGCTTATCTGCTGTTAGCGCTGAAATAATAGGCGACGACGAAAATGTCTGTACACCAGTAAATGTCTGAGCGGCATCTGTACGCGCTACAGAAGCACTCGTGCCTGGGAACGTCATGGTTGTACCATCCGTCCCTGCCAATGTAATCGTATTACTTGCCGTGAGCGTTTTTCCGTTGGCAACAGTCAACGTACCCGTGGTCGTACTGATCGTTAATCCGTTGTACTTACCACCAGTAATATCACCCGTCGTATCTGCAATTGTGACCGCAGAATTCTGTAAGATCTTCCCCGTGGTGCCATCAAACCTTGCCACCGCATTGTCTGTGGCCACCGACGGCCCTGCAATAGAGGCAATCTCATAATCACTGCCATTCCAAAATACAAATACCTCTTCGCCGGCAGGTATGGTTACCCCTGTGGTCGATGCCCCTTTGATAACAACTGAGCCATCGGAGCTGTTCTTAATAAGATATATCTTGCTAGTACCCGGGGCAATAACGTTCCTCGTAACCCCGGGCGTACCAGTGACCAACAAAATGGCATAACGCGACTGGTTAGATGCAGACCCATCACCATTGGTGAGCGTTACATTGCCTGATGTGACATCAATCGTGGCCGCGCCGGCAATCGCTATTTCGACCGGCGAAGTAAGCGACTCATTGACTACCGTGCCCCATGCTCCGTCTTCACTGCCGTTAACGGGTTGGGCTAGCTTTAAAAGCGATGTGTAATTTACAGTCATGATGTACTCACTTGCGTCCAAGTCGTGGTAACACCAGGGCTAATCGTTGTCCAACCAGCCGTCTGTGTTGTTGAGATCTGAGTCCACATATCAGGCAATCCTTAAGACTGCGTTAGTTGCATTAGCCGGGGGGAAGGTAATGACTAGATTAGAAGCTGTCTTACTAATGTTTGTACCAAAATTAAGCACACAAACAGACCTGTTTCCATTAGTGCTGTTGTAAATTAAAGCGCCATTGGTTGTTAACGTGACGTTAGTGAAGGTTGCGTCGTCAAAGGTCCAGTAAGAAGTAGTTCCTTGAAAGGTCGGGGTAATGTTTGTGAGCGTAATGCCTCCAGCCGAATAATTGGTTCCACTGGAGGACACCTCCCCGGATGACGTGTACGTAGTGGTTGAGGCACCGAGATCCGCATTGGCGGTGTATAAGGCCAGTTTAAAGACATCACCCGTCCCCGCGGTAAAGTTGTGAAGCGCTTGAACTACCTCTACCTTGAAGGATGTGGTTAATGTTTGAATGATTGCCATTACACCACCTTATCCCTCACCTGGCCGGATCGATATGCATCCTCTCTTTCCAACCCGTCGCCAAGTCGTTTGGCAAGTATGAGCGCTTCTTTGTACTTTGAGTTAATCAAATTAACCATGTCAGGCTCACCCTTCAAGAAAGTATAAGCCTCAATTAAGCATCCATACAATAAAACAGAATCAAAGTTATCGCCTAGCCATGTTGTATTTGAATCTGTATCCGTTGCAGCTATCGAGGTTGGGTAATAAAAATAGTGCAACTCTACGCCATAAGCATAATTTGGCGTGGGCCCAAGCATAAACACAAGCTCTTTTGTATTGGTCGGATAGTCCGTGCCAAACAAGGCGTAACAATAAGGCCTTCCTGTATTCCCAGTGCCCGTTGGTATAGGGAATGACTCTCTAATAAAGTTCACATCTTTGTTGAGAAGGTAATGGTAAGAGCCATCTGTATCAATAACCGCCAACGAGTAGGGCGCCAAAAAATCATCTGGGGCTTGCAGATATTTATTGTCTAACGTACAGACGCCCGTCACGTTTTTCCTAAGTGACGGAAACTGAATGGTATTAAATATCCGCTGCTCTGCCTGCTTAGCAAACGTTTGCAGCGTTGCTGTCTCAAACGTCGTTTCGCAATAATCTTGTATTGCGGTTTTGAGATCCCCCCAGTTCATAGCAACTCCTTATGCCATTGGCCCTCGGCACATTACGCCCTTAGTCGCCGCGCCGGCACCACGCATTTTAATCCCCGTGGTTTTTACTTGGCTGTTGGGATTCATCGCAACACCAGCAGTTGGCTGCCAATCTTTAACCATGTTGTAAGGCATTTGCTTACCAGGCTGTGGAGAGGCAACAACTTTGGCACCATCCATCGTATGAGGCTCTGCGTAAACAGCGGCCGAACCAACTTCCTTGCCACCCATTTTCATGGAATACTTGGCCATCATTTACCCCTTTGGTTGGTTACCCGAGCCATGTTGCGACCTTCACGGCGCATCATTTCAGAAGTCGGTCCGCCCTTTCTCATCTTCTTAACATCCGAATCAGGGTGGGCTCCTTTACCTTTGGCCATGTGCTTTTTGAGTGCTTCCATCGTTTTCATGTCTGCTCCTATGAGGCTGTGACACTGTTTAAAAGGGCTTGACCAACTAAATGATTGGGGGTCAAGTTGTAGTCGTAAGATCTTGAACCACCTACCGGATTGAAACCCCATTCAATAATGCGGCTCCCTTCAAGTGGGACCCCCGTATAAAGCGGATTTGTCCCTACGGTATTGTTGGTCTGCATCCCGTTGTAGCCTGACTGGTAATACGAGTTGGAATCGGGACGTGGATTCCTAACGGCCTGAGGATCGTCCACGGGCCACATTCCTAACTGTAGCTGCGGCTGATCTTCCTCCCAGCATTCTGGGCACACCAAGATGTTAACATTCTTGGTTTTTATTACAAGCTGCTTTAGCTGTTTAAGCTTGTAGCGAAAGTTACACCTATCGCACTGAGCGATCGCAAACTTGCCACTGGCAAATCTATTAGGCATGGACTTCTATCCTGTTACCTTTTCGGAGGTTATCTCGCCAAGGTATTACGCGCAAGTTTTCTGGAACATGCAGCCCTGAAACAATCTTGCCTTGGAGCGGATATACATGATCAACGTGCCACTTGAATCCAAACATTTTTGTTCTTAGCGCCGCTAACTCATAGGCTTGCTCTATAAGCCATAAGTCATCCTCACCTAACCAAACGGGGGTTCTTTGCAATAAAGCCGACTTCCTTTTTGCAACTGCCGCGTTAATTTTGGGCATATTGTTTTTTTGATATTTACGCTTGTTGGCCAAAACAGTTTCTCTGTTTTTCTCCCTGTAAATAGCCGCGTTTATACGGTCTTTCTCCCTAACTTTTTCAATATTTTTGGCTCTGTGCCTCAGAGCTTTTTCTCGCAACTTTTCTGGGTGCTTTTCGGCATAGCGTTTATTAGCCTCAGCAACCTTTTCTGGGTTCTCTTTTTTCCATTTTTTTACACGCTCGTACGACGGGTTCTTTTTTGCGTATTCGCGTAAATAAGCTTTTCTGGCCTCTGGGTCTTTATGCGTCATTAGTAGCCTCCGAAGCCTAAAAATCCCTGCCTTGGTACAAACCTAATAGGCGCTTTTTCCCGATCCTCGGTTGATGCAAGCTCCCAAGCCTGATCATACTGGGCCTTCAGAAATTGCATGCGCTCTAGGCCGCCCTCTACCTTCATGGAAAGCTTATATGCAAGACCTGCTACCAATGCCTCTTGGAAACGGAATGGTATGTCTTCCACATTAACACCGTTACCTGCATCTTGCATCCTTCTCAGGCGCCAGTACACAAGGGTGTAATACGGGTTGCTGATAGATCCTTGATCCGGTGCAGGCCATACCGTCACGTTTGGAAACTTGGTATTGCTTACCTGAGCGCCTGATGTATGACTTGCAGCCGTCGTATTGTTTTGTCCACGCACCACGTTATTAAGCGTTGCATAGGCTGAAACACCCGTCGCCACATTTTCGGCTTGGGTGCTAGTACCGTAGTAATAAACCGTCTCCGCTCCAATGTTTGCATATCCTGCATATGGAACCCCTGAGAGGGATGACATGGGGATGGTCGTGACTGATGCATTGATATTAGCCGCCAAGGTTCCTGTGAATGTGTATGTCTGGCCACCCTGCCGATCAATATAAATTTGAATCGGCCTGCCAGTTGCTAGCTTGTTAGGTATTGTCGAGTACGTACTTACCGAGATTCGGCTGATGTTGATATCTGTCTGATTCTGATCAACACCTGTACGAATGATCGTCTCAACAAGATCAACTGTATTGATGGGCAAAGGATAGGTAATTTGATTTGTATAAAGCGGGATTGCACCTTGTTCAATAGTCCAGAGATTAATCCCTTGGTTAGCCCACTCGGTAACTAATAGGTTCAGGCTGCGTCGAGCTGTACGCAAATCATAGCCGGAGCGCAACTCTCTGCCGCATCGCTCGAATGCCTCTTCAACAAGCTCATTTAAGTTTGGGTTAAAACTTGTTGTTCCTGTGGTGCTCATGTTTAGCCTCTAATTCTCGGAGATCCATTGCCACATCGGCAACGCCGTGCCAGTCTTGAAGCGCAACCATAACTTGTAAATACTCCATCAGTATTTCTTTTTGCACCTCAAACTTAGTGTAATCCTTCACTTTCCTATCTTCCTAAAAGGGGCCACCTTTTTTGCAATTGCTTTTGGTTGAGCAACAAATTGCTTTCCTTTGGCTTTTCCTGCGCGTTTTGCTCTTGTTGTTGCTGCATATTCTGCTGGTGAAAGAGATTTGATCGCCGCCTCTGGCAGATAACGTTCGCCAGTATCTGATGACCTTTTACCACTTCGTGTTCGCCACTTTTGGTCTCCCCAGGCTTTCAAAGATTGCTGCGGAGCTTTAATCACCATCCCCGTAACTCCCAAAGGCTTCAAGATATTCTACGGCGTTTCGTAAAATATTTGGGCTATCTTTAAACATACCTAGCGCTCGATTGCATTGTTTACACAATACACCGCGAAACTCTCCGGTGTCATGGTTATGATCAATAGCACTATCTATTAGAGCTACCTCCTTCTTGCATATTGCGCAACACTCTTCTTGGCGTTCGTAACGGTCAATCAATTGTTCTGGCGTTATGCCTCGACGCGCACATCGTTTTGCAAGCGTCCAGCTATCTTTATTGCGATACTCTTGAACACGATCTGAGTTTTTTTCTGTCCAAGTTCGGTGAGCTTCATATAAGCACTTGTTGCATACACTTTTCAAAAGGTGCGCATTTGATCCGCCGCGACTTCTAAACAATTCGACCGGCTTCATGGTAAAACACTTTGTGCATAGTTTTGCATTGCCATTAGCTAGCAAATTCATTTCGCGCTTCTTTGCCTCTGCGGCTCGCCGTTTTTCATTTGTAGCGTATGGCATTTTAGTCCCTATAGCCGCCTCCGGCAGCTTTATATCGTTTGGCTAACAATTGACTTTTTCTCGCGGACCATTTTCCTGCCCCTGTGCCTTGAACCGCCGCGCTTTTAATCTGGTTAAACAAGTTCTTACGCATGGTTGGCTTGGTGTAATTACCTGCTTCATTGACCTTAGACACCTTACCACCTTCTTTGTATTGCATGAAGTCCGTGTTGTCACGTCGGGAACGTAAAGATCCCTTCGGCATTTTGGAAGGGTTGATTGCTCCCATACCTCGGCTGCGTAACATAATTTTCTCCCAAGAGGGCCGCTAAACCTAGTGGCATATAAGGCGTCAGTGGCCTCAGATAATTTGGATAAGGTATTCCATAGTAATCACCTAGCTCTGGTGGCAAAACATCTGGATACGTTATTTTGTCACCCGTCGGTGCCGGTGTCACTAGGGGTGGTGTAATTATCGGTGGCGTAATCGGCGGTGGAATAATAACCGGCGGAGGAATAATCACAGGTGGTGGCGTAACCGGTGCCGGCGTTACTACCGGGGGCGGCGTTACTACCGGGGCCGGGGTAACTGTTGGCGGTGTTACCGTAGGCGGTGTAACAGGCGCTGGCGTGACTACCGGTGGTGGCGTAATCACCGGCGGAGGAGTAACTACTGGTGGAGTTGTAGGTCCTGTTATAGGAGTTTCTGAACCAGGAGGTGTCGTTACCACTTCTGTTCCTGGGCCGGTAACTATTCCAGTGCCAGGTCCTGTTCCAGGAACGGCTCCAGGGCCAGTGCCAGGTCCAGTGCCAGGTCCAGTGCCAGGTCCAGTGCCGGGGCCCGTTCCGGGGCCAGTGCCAGGTCCAGTAGTAGGTCCAGTTGCTGGTCCTGTAGTCGGACCTGTGGACGGTATGGTCGTAGGGCCGGCAGTGGGACCAGTGGTTGGACCCGTTGAAGGCACGGAAGTTGGGCCTGTAGCGGGACCGGTAGTCGGCACTGTAGGCACTAACGAGATTGGGCCAGTCGTTGCAGGCGTCATCGTTTCGGTTGCTGGTCCAGGAATACCCGTGGCCGGCGGCGTAGTGGTTTCCACAAGCTTTTTGACTGGTACACCAATCTCATCAGTGATATCAAGCGGATCTATGGCGCCTCTTACACCATAAACGGTTAACTGAGCCGGGCCTGTTTGAACAACAGCTTCGGCACCCGATCCATCTGACCATTTAACGGAGCTCAGTACATCGCCAACCGCCGCTACATCCGTACCTTTTGACGGATCTATTGTTGAACCAGGGTATATCAACCCGCCTGCGTCTGACAGATATTTTGTTTGCGTGTTATCAAGCGCACTTAAATTAATTGGGTTTGTTGTTTTTGTTGGGTTTATACCAGAGGCTATTTCGTCAATAAGGCCCTTGTTCTGCTGAACAAAGTTCAAAACTGCTAGCGGATTGCTAGCCATGGCCGTGATGTTATTGCCGCCACTAAACACTGTTTGCGCCAAGAACTTGGCTTGATTTTCTGTTACCACACCATTTGTGGCATCAACAATAGCCTTGGTTACCGTAGGCATGGCTGCGGTAGTAAGAGCTTGCGCTATATTAATTTCGCCTTTTGCAACCAATTGTCCAACGGCGCTTCCGGCCGCACGCGCTACAGCAATCGCTGCCGTCTTGTCCATCGTTCCAAGTAAGTTGTCGTAAACGATGTTTGTGACTTGTTGACCTACAGCAGGTGCAACACCGCCAGCAATAAATCCTTTATTGAAATCACCACCCGTAGCTTCTGCTACAAGCCCGTTATAAATACCTTTCGCCATGGTTGATGCAGTCAGTGAAGCGGCAGGAGCCGACATGCCGGCAGACATGAGCATCCCTGTGAGACCAGTGCCAGCGGTCATTTCCCCGCCTAGAGCGGCTAATTCAACACCACCAACCGCCGTTCCAATAAGCTCAGGAAGTAAATAAGGTGCAGCAACCGCTGCAACGATAGCCACTGGCAGTGCGTACTCTTGCGCCCCATACTTCTCTCGCCATGAGCTAGTTATACCCGCACCACCACCTTGCACCGGACCAAGGAAATAGCCTGTACTTCCAGAGCCCTCGCCTTCTGACCCAAACTCCCACATACCATTATTCTGGGTCGTTGGTACGGCTTGTAACTCTTTTCCGGTCAGTTTGTCGTAGTAAACAATAACGTTGGTTGCTTCTTCACCTTCAACAGCACGGAAATCATTACCATCCTGAACGGTGGTTGTTTTTGGTAGCGATCGAACTTCTTGGCGCGTTCCAACCTGAGACAAATCCTTGATCCCATAATTGGCAAGATAATCCGCCATCTTGGTTGAGTGATGCTCCCAACCCCGGTTCTTGTCCCATGTACCGCTCTTGCTTCCGTTATCCGTAATCGTATTAAGCTGGCCAAGCAATCTCTCTTGCGGTGTTAGTTTCGCATCAGCTTCCTTGGCCGCAACGTAATCATTAATACCTTTAAGTAAATCGGTCCTTGTTTCTTCGGTCCCAATGTAATTAACCAGATCAGACAGATTGATTTTATTGTCTAAAGCAAACTTCAGTATTTCATCGTAACTAAGCTGCTTATCTTCTCCTGAAGCAAGATCCAACCCGGATCTTATCTTCTGATCATCTTGGTACTTTGTTAGCTTGTCTGTAGTTACACCGAGATATTTGGCCAAATCATCCAAGCTCATCTCTTGGCTTGTGGCGTAATTAATAGCCTTATCAAAAGGTATTGCACCAGAACTATCCGCAAGCTTGTTAAGGTCAGTTTGTATGCGCTGGCTTGTTTGGAAGTCATTAATAACCGTTGGCTCTATGCCAAGCAGCTCTGCCAATCTGTTATTTGACAGACTGTTTTCCTGTGCATAAATAAGTGCCTTATCAAGAGGTATCTGGCCTGATGTATTGGCTAACTTATTTAATCCTGTTTGCAGATCCGCCGTCTTCAGAACTTCCGTGGTTCCGCTCTTATCAATACCAGCTAAGTCATACAAGCTATTTTCTGGGTTGATATTTGCACTACGTAAAGCCACGGCAACCGGGCCAAGGTTGGCCCTCAGCATGTCTGTAAATTCTGTCGTTGTCTTGCCAAAGAATTTGGAGAGATTCTGTATCTCTACACCTTCTTTAATGGCTTGCGTTACCGCCGGGATAAAGCCTATCTGTCCCTTGTCATCCGCAATTTTACTAAGTACCTGCCGGTCGTTTTCATAAACCAGCATGTCCAGCGTCAATGATGGCAGCGTACTTTTTAAATCATTGATGACGTTTGTATAGGGCAGCTTGTTTTGATTGGCGTAATTAACAATCTTGCCTACATCAATATTGTATTCACCAGGTTTCCCTGCGATTTCTGTTTTAAACCCAAGAATATCTGTTACTAACTGCTCTGGCGTCTTGGTGCCAACTACATTCGCTAGAACCTTATCCACAATACTGGGATTGATTTTGAGGTCATCGATGGCCATGGCCCTTAATTCATCGACGCCAACACCATTTTGTAAAAGCTTTCCGGCCGCCTCTTGGAGCTGTTTTTGGAATGCTTCAGTCCCCTGCGCCACGGCAAGAGCTTGGGCCTCTTCTACTCTTTTTGCCTCTTCTGCGGCTAGCTTTTGTTGTTCTTCATAATATGCCGCTAGGCGTTCAGCCTCTTGTTTAGCAGCAAGATCTTTTGCAGCCTGTGCTTCAGCCTCTGCTTTTGCAGCGGCTTCGGCGGCAGCCTTTTGCATCTCTAAAAGAGCAGCAGCCTGAGCAGCGGCGGCAGCAGCAGCTTCTTGTTCAAGCCTTATTCTCTTTGCCTCAGCAGCGGCAGCTTGCTCCTGGGCTATCCTTTGAGCTTCTGCAATCCTTCGTTGCTCTTCTTGCGTCTGAGCATAACGCTCTGCCTCAGCAAGTCTTTCTAACTCCCTGATCCTTTCTTCCTCTTCCACTGCCGCAGCAGCAGCCCTTCTTGCAGCTTCTTCAGCAGCAAGTCTTTGCCTTTCCTCTTCGTAATACGCCGCTTCTGCTGCCTGTTCTGCGGCTATGCGCTCAGCCTCTGCAATTTGCTCAGCCGTTGGTCCTGGCGGAGGAGGTGGTGGTGCAGGCGGCGGTGGTGGCGGAGGGGGTGGTGGCGGTGGTGGGGGTGGCGGTGGTGGGGGTGGAGGTGGAGGTGGTGGTGGGGGTGGTGATAGATACTGAGAGTTATAAATACTTAACGCATCACCTAATGTCACTCCAGGATATTGTGACACTATGGTATTGGCTATGTGATATGGCAATCCATAGCTAAAGGCAAGCTCTGCAACACTTGTTGCCGCCGGTGGTGGGGGCTCGTAATAAACAGGCGGTTCGTAATAAACCGGTGGTTCATAAACCGGGGGAGGAGGCGGCGGTGGTGGGGGCTCGTATACGGGCGGAGGCGGTGGTGGCGGTTCGTATACGGGCGGGGGTGGTTGGTATACGGGTGGAGGGGGAGGTTCGTATACAGGAGGAGGTGGTGGAGGCGAGTCTTGAAATGCCGATGGTCCTCCCATGGCATCAACAAGCCAGCCTAATCCATTAGCTAGAAGCCACTCTAGCTCCGCCCGTGTTCCCATGGTTCAACCTAACTACGCACAACCGCCCATACGCATTTTGACCATCTTGCCTTTTGTCTTGCCTTTTGATGCAACACCGTCTCTGCTTGGAGCGGCAGTCTTTACTGCGCCCATCTTGGTCATGCCGCCGGCTTTCATGCCCTTCATCTCGGCCATCTCATGCTTGACCATCGACTTAGGTGCGCCTTTGGCTTTCATAAAGGCAACTTCTTTCTTGACCATTGCTTTGGGCTCTCCGCCCGCTTTGTAACCTTTCATAGCTTTTTGCTCCGATATGCCAATGGCTATGGCTTGTTTGGGGTTAGTTACTTTCTGCCCAGAGGAGGACTTAAGTTTTCCCTCCTTGAACTCTTTCATTACACGTCCAATTTTATCCATCAGATATACTTTCCGCGTGTTTTGCCGCGCTTTGCAATACCATCGCCACGGCTCGATGCTGATCCTACTTTGCCGCCGCGCTTCATGCCCATCTCAATCACATCGCTACTGCGGCTAGATCCACCAAGCTGCCTGCGCTTGTTAGCCTGAGTCTCAAGCCTAGCCTTGCCCATGTCCTTCTCAAAGGGTAGCCGCCTGCGAGGTGATTCTAACTGCGCCATGGCTTCACGACGCTTCGCCAGATCGCTTCCCTTGGTAACTAGCTCGCCCTTGGTAGCAAGCTCTCCGCCTTGTGACGGTTTTGTTGTCATGGCACCAGGCTTCTCTGCCATCTTGGGCGAGTTAGCTCCGTAGTAATAATCAGCACCAGGTTTCTTTGGTGTCACCTTTGCTGCTTCTTGTGTAATCTTTGGCTCTACACGAGGCTTCGCTGCTTGCGTTGCTGCCTTACTTCCGGCGCCTGAAAGCATTGTCCGTAAGGCTTTCAAGCCCGGTCCGCCAATAAGTGCCGCCTCTGGGTATACCCCTTCAAGCGGTTTGTCATATGCCTTAAGTCTCTCAATCTCAGCCTTAACATCCACCTTGGGCGGTGGCTTCACCTCTGCTTTGGGCTGCGACTTAACTTCTGCCTTGGGCTTCGCTTCAACTTTTGGGGCCGCGGTTTTCAAAGGCGTACGAGAAAAACCGGCCGTACTAGGCTCAGCAAGATCTGTATCACCTTTTGATTCAATACGAGCGGTTCGTACCGGCGCAGACTCGGCTTTACGTATGTTGCTAAGGTCTATGCCCTGCTGGTCATCCATTTCAGACATAACTTGGCGCAAGGGTTTCTTTGGCGTGCTGCCAGACATAATGGCCTCACCGCTACTATCCCTAACAATCTCGCCGCTGCTATCCCTTAGTGGCTCCCGATCAATATCAGGAATGTCGCCACCCTCTTGGAAACGCCTGCGCTTCTTCATACTACCCCCTACTTTAGTAGCAAATTCCGCCCATGGGCGGAATTACTTCATCACGACCATTGTGCCTTTGGTCTTGCCACGTTTAGCGCAACCATCAGCGGCTGATACATAACCGCCCTTTTTAAACATCCTGCCGAGGTTTGGGCGCTGGTCCATCTTGCGGAGCTTGGCATCCTCTACTTCTTGTTGCATCGCACCACGTTCTTTCTGGGTGGGTACAAGATCGTAATTAGGGTTGTAGTTCGTGTCGCCATGGCGCCCACGGCCTTTACGAGGATCATTTTCCATCATCATTTCCTTTCAGCGAGGGCATCAATTTTTGCTTCCAACCTGCCAATACCTGCGTCAAACCTTTCCATGATTCTTTCAAGGTCTGCACGAACTTCTGCACGAGTGATGTGATCACGGGCAATTTCCTCCCGGGTTCTATTCAGTAGGATCTGGATGCGCTTCTGTTCATCTGAAGCTTGCTTAAGCATGAACATCACCAGACCCACAAAGAATGATGTGATTAAATTCCAAATAAGAGCGCCGGTATCCATTTAGCACTTCCATCTACGTCTTGCCTGCCGTATGCGGCTATTGGGATCTTTTGCTGCTTCAGGGAATTGCTTCATCTGGCCGGCTGATCGCGCACAGAAAGACTTCCTGCGTGCAGCATCTTTCGGGCCAGGGTTATCACTGGTCACAGCCGTCTTAAGTTTGCTGCCCGGATTGGCCTTGCGATAAGCTGCAACGCCTTTCTCAGTCATGCCAGCACCCTGTTTCGTAGGGCGGAAATTGCCTGACTTCACTGAAGTGGCAATTCCCATCCCTTTGGCCTTAGCCATAAAACACCGTGACTTTGGCGTTAGTTAGTGTGGCGTAAGCACTTGTCTTACACCAAACACCATTAGCAGGAATAAGTACAGCAAAGGTTTCACCATTAGCAACCGTGTTAATGATGAACTTACTTGTTCCACTCGACCCACCGTCTTTAATCTCAACACTGCCAGTAGATGAGCC